CCTATAAATGGAAACATGCAAAATATGGAAGACCTTTCAAGACAGTTAGAGAGAGACTTGGAGATTGCAGATAACGCTTACATGCTGCTGTTAAAGAACTATTGGATTGACGATAATACTGGAGAGATAGATCCAGAGAAAACTGAGATTAAAGAACTTTTAAGAATTGATCCGCCTCAAGTGGCAATGATTGCCGACTCTGACGGCAGAATAGGCTATGATGATAAGAGACAAAAGATCTGGGTATGTCCTAGATTTGAACACAGGGATAAGAGACAGTACACTGACAGATGTGACGTATGCAATGCTAAATGTCTAAAGGCAATACTTGAAGTAAACTCCGTATATTCCATTGGTATTCCTCACCCAAAGAGGGTAATCTATGGTGAGGGTGAAATTATTTGGAAAGCAGGAAAATACAAACCAAGTTTAATCTATGGTATGTCTCCTATATTCGCCATATGGAGCAAGGCAATGTCATTGTCTCACATGGACGAGTATATCAGAAAGTACTTTGATAAAATGCGACCACCACGAGGACTCCTTGTCGTCGCATCAAGAAACTATGAGACATTCAGAAAGTCATGGGACGCTTTAGAACAAAAAGCAACCGAAGATCCATACATGATACACCCACTCATGGTTGAATCTGACAAGGGTGGAAAGAACATGGCTAACTGGATAGACTTTACTGGTTCATTGCAAGAATTACAATTCGTTGAAATAAGAAAAGAGTTAAGGCAAATCATTGGTGCCATGTACGGTGTACTTCCGTTATACTATGGAGAGATGGTAGGTGGTTGGTCACAAGAGGGACTACAGGTTACAATTACAAACAGAGCAGTCAAATGGGGACAGGACATTCTGTTCAAGTCATTCTTTAAGAAACTTGCAGAAGTTATGGGAGTTGACGATTGGGATCTTAAACTTGTAGCAGGAGAAGAAAATGACAAACTTTCAGAACTGCAAAGAGAAGGTGTGGAGATTGACAACATGGCAAAACTGCAACAGATGGGATTCAAGATAGAAAGAACCCACACTGGTGAATACAATATATCTAAAGAAGTTCAAGACATGGAAAACCCAGAACTTAAAAACGGCAGAGGCAGAGGTACTGCCGCACCTGAAGAACAAAGGGCAAACGCACAAGGTGAGCACGTTGAAAGTAGACCTTCTGACATGGGAGGAGTTGCACAGGGACACCCTTCATCTGGAAGTGGAACGTCAATGTCACAAAAGAACTTCCCTACTGGCATAACACCTGCCAACTTTGACGTGGTAAAGAAGACTTTGCAAACCGCAGTAGACTTTGGTTGGAAGAAAACTAAAACCGTAGAAGAGTTAAGAAAATATGCAGGTATAACAGTAAGGAACGCAAGGGATATAGTTAATAACGAGTTAGGTATGACACAGAGATGGGAAGATGAAGAAAGTAGTTAAGAAAATAAAGGAAGAGCCTAAAGTCGTTATCTTTAGACCTAAATTAAAAAACCCACACGAGGAACTGATAAACAGCATACTAAAAGAAATTGCACAAGATGTAAAAGACAAGCCCTCTGTAGAGATAATTGGATTACTAAATGACTGTTTAAGACACATAAGGAACAATTAACATGGCAGAAAAAGTCAAAATTGAATCTGGTGGAACTAAAATTGGCAGTAAGATCGTAGACATACATCAAAAAAATGAATATACAAGAGTAAATGACTATAAGGAAGGCATGTGTTTTGGCTGTTTTGGTCATGGTATTCCAGTAGGTGCAGGGGTATCTGACATATGTGGTGACTGTGCAGGTAAAAAAGGCAGGGAAACCATTCTGGTTCCAATTAAAGAGATAGTTTATGGCATGTGTCACTTCTGTGGAGACTTTAAACATGGTTTGGAACAAATAAATGCAAGACTTTGTATAAAATGTACCAGAAGAGTTTCAAACCACTTTAAGAACTATAATAGAAATGGTGGAATGTTGGAAACTGATCCTTTCTGGAAGAGTCAGAGAAGAAAACACGGCAAAGACTGGGCTCATATAATGTCTAAAGATTTAGGCAACCCACGCTAGTCTTTTAACATAAAACTTAACCTGTCAGTCTCTAAGTCATAAAATCTGTGATCATAGTCAATTATTTTAGACTTTTTATTGTTAGAACTGTTAATATACCTGTCAACCCTCCATCTAAGTTCTGGTTTCCTTAAAAACCTTGGAAATATGTCAATTTGCATCTTTTTAGGGTTAAATTTGATCTTATCATGCAGTATAAGTTTACTTTTATCGGTTTTATACTCATTTACGTTACCATTTCGGAAATGAACCAAAGATTTCCATGTTAAAGGTCGTTCTTTAAGGTCATTTGTGTTGGTTACAACCCATAATTTAGTCTTATCATGTATGTACAAGTCAACTATTTTACTACTTTTAACCAGTTCATTAAGATTATCCTTGTTATATTTAACATATTCTTTTAAGTTATCATACACGTATATGGAAGAAGCCATGTTATTTACATATATAACCCATTAATAAATCAACCGATATAAATAAAAAGCATAAATATAATGTATTTTATGCTTGAAATGGTAGATTCTATATATCAAGAGGTAGTCATGGTGGTTGCTCTTGGTACGGGAGCCGCAGTGGTTACATATTTTAAAAAAGTACAACGAACACAAAAGAGTCTATGTGAGACAGTAGAAAGGTTACAAAAAACTATAATCATCTTATCAAAAGCTATTGACAGGCAATCAAATAGATTACACCCAAAAGAGGCAAAATCAGATCTTGACGACCTAGTCAAGGAATTACTCGACAAATGAGTAGTAATAGTTAAATATCACTGAAAAAGGTCTTTTATATGGTAGACCCATTATTTATTGCAGTAATTGCATGCATATCTGGATCTGTATTGAATACAGTTAGAGGATATTTGGGTAACGATGATTCATACTCTGCAAAGAAATTAATCGGTGCAGTAATCGTTTCCTCATTTGCAGGAATTGCAATAGCACAAACTATACCATTAGACGGAATAGGTCTAATCGGTGTTGCTTTGTTAAGTTTGACAGCAGGATTCTCAATAGATTTCGCTGTCACCAAAGCAAAAAAAACAGCTTAATCAACTGTTCTTTACCCTTTTTTATCATAATATTTATTAACCTCGTCACGTCTACTTTATATATGACAATGTATGGTTTTCACAAACTTACAAGTACGTTAAAAAGTATGGAAGGTATAAATTCAGATGAAAGGTATTTTGAAGGGTTACTAACAGTACAAATGAAAGACAAGCAGGGTGAAGTTACCATAGTTGATGAGTTATACAAGGTGCTACCTATATGGATTGACAGAGGAGCACCAATCAGTGATACACACTCCAACAGAATAGTAGGTAAAGGTATCAACTATGCTAGAACAACTGTAAAATCTGACGATGGATCAATATTACCTGCAATTAAAATAACAGGTAAAATTTTTAAGAATTATGAATTGGATAATGTTATTTGGGATAAAATTAAAAATAATGAATACAAGGGATTGTCATTTGGTGGTGCAACCAGATCAGCAAGATCCCCAATCAAAATGAAAGACGGAAGTACTGCTTATGCGTTAAGTGATTTGGAACATTATGAGGTTGCTGTATGTAAAGATCCTGCAGTACCAATGGCTATCATTACTGATTTCAATCATATTGCAAAGGCAAACTTTGATTCAACTGTCAGAGATGACGGTAAGATGGTTATACAATGCAGTAAAATGGGTTGTTATGTTAACTCAAACAAAGCAGATTTGCTAGCTGTCATGGAAAATGAACAACCAGAAAATCATAAAAAGGTTGAAGAGGGACAGTCACGAGGTCAAGCCATTGACATACCTGTAAAGCCAAAAATATTAACTAAAAAAGTTCTTGACAATGGTAAGTTAAGAGCAGATGATGATTTTGCTGATCCAGATAAATCTTTATTATTAAACACTGATAAACCAGATGCATACCCAGTGATAAACAGAGATTTTGTTGATGATCAAGAAGATAAAGATTCTAAAAATGCATCACTTACAAAAAAATTCATGGAGAAAAAAGAATTGTTAGAAGCAACTATAGCTAATAGTAAAGAGAAACAACCACAACAACAACACAGTGGAGAAAGAGAAGAGGTGACATCAGGTTATAAAACTGCAGCAGAACTCACAGATGATATGGAAAATATAAATAAAATTTTAGGTGCATTGGGTGGATTGGCAGCAGGAGCAATAAGAGGTATGGGCGGTGCGGCAGCAGGAGCGGCAAGAGGTGCAGCCAGTGCAGGTTCAAAGGTATTATCAGGTGGTGGAGCACTATCAACTGCTGCAAGAGGTGCAGGAATGATTGGTGGTGGCGGTAATGAAGAAGAAGATGTAGATAAAGCAGGATACAAAGTTGACACAGAAGACAGAAATAACGGTACAGGAATTAATGATATAATAAGAGAGAAAAGACAGTTCAATGGAACTAAAGGAACATTATCTGAAGAACTACCAAATCAAATTCAACAAGCAAACCTAAACGAGTCACAAACATTTGAACAAAAAGTACAAGCATTGATTGCAGAAGGAAAGTCAAGAGAATCTGCAGAGAAGATTGTAGGCTCATTCGTACACAAGGTTGAGGCAAGTTCTGGTTCAGGTGGAGCAGGTATAGGTGATGGAAACAACGTTAACGGTGGAACCATGACAACACAAACTGGTGGTGCAAACAACCCAGTACATAACAATGGCTGTGATTGCACTTGTAAAGATTGTAAACGTAATGATAAATGTGACTGCTGTGAAAAATGTAAAAATAAAAGTAGAGGGTTAGATATTAGTAATACTGGATCAGGTGGGGTTACGGAATCAGCATTTAATCAAAATGCACCTAACGCACAAAGATTGAATAATAAAGCAGGTGAAGAGTTGACTGAAGAAGGTAAAAAAATACATGATGGTGTGAAAGAACATGTTAAACAACAACAATCATATGATATGTACAAATCAAACGCAGCAGCAAGAATAAACAAGATACATGGTGTAATGAAGTTAAACAAAGTAAGAGGTGCAATGCCTAAAGGAATTGCTTCAACAGGTTATGACGATGATGATTTTAAAGATCAGCAAACATCACAAGGTCAATCTTCATACCAAAAATTCCATGATCATTATGATACTAAAACCCCTAAACAATATGCAAACAGTGACATTAAAGGAGATTCAGAAAAATTACTTAATATTAAACTTAGAAAATCATTAGATGAACTTAAAAAATTACAAATAGGGGGTGGAATAGGCTCAAGAGGTCTAGGAGCAGGTGCAACATATACTCAAGGTCAAAAAGAGAGTACTCAAATAACATTGGTACAACCAAGACCTACAGATGATAGGGTAGAAGCAATAAGAATATGTAAAGAACCTAAAGAATAGCGATATAAATCTTTCCACAATCTTTATAAACTGCGTTTAACTTAATTCAATATACATGACTTTAGAAGAACTTAGAAAAGAAGAAGCCAAAGATCATGAAGAAGAAGACGAAGACGATAAAAAAGCAAATAAGTCATTTGACGAAGCTTTAATTGAAACTTTGTCCACTCTTACTGAGCACGTAAAAGCTCTGTCAGAATCTCAAGCAAGTCTCGAAGAACGAGTTGAAAAAGCTCTCTTTGAAGAACCAAAAACACAATTAGATCTAACACCATCTGGAACTGCTGACGCAGAAGATGTTGGTGCAGATGTAGTTGTACCAGATACATTACAATCCAATTCTGTGCAAGCAGGATTAGATGACGATAAATCTGGTCAAGATAAACCATTAGGTGATAAAGGTGGACTAGCTATGCAACAAAAAGCTAATTTCGACTTTACCACAGAAACACCAAGACCAAGTGCTTCCGTTGAAAACATAAACAAATCTGCTGATGTAGAATTGAATATGGTTTTAAAAGATGCACGAAGTAATGGTTACGAAGGTCTATCCCATGTTGCTAGAAGAATCTTAGCAGGTGATTACGGTAGCCCAGATACGACACAAGACAACGGAGGGTATTATTAAAATGCCTAAAATACAAACAATCGATGAACTCGAAGCACTCTATTATGGATATAATAGAAACCTCATCAGAAAAGCTGATGCTCCTATCACAACATCAACTGCAGGTACATTCAATGCAGTCTTTGGTGCTTATGCATGGGCTCAACTTAACTTAGAGGCAAACGCCTTCGGTATTCTGCCAAAAGTCCCTTGGGACAAATCTGGTTGGAGGGTTATTACTGACAAAGCTGTCCTTAATACAACAAACGCCAATACAGCATTAGGTGGAACCGCAGAAGGTGGATTGATTGCTGAGACAACCAAACCTCAACTTAAAGAGATTGATGTAAAGCCAAAAACCGTTCAGTTGCCATTCAGTGCATCTGAAGTTATGGAATGGCTTGCAACACACTCTAAAGATGATATTTGGGGAGGCTTAGGTAGTTTAAGACTATTTATGGCTGTACAGCATAAAGAATTCATGAATAGAGCATTGCTAAAAGACGCACAAGCAGGTGCAGCAGCAGGTGGTGTCTTCGCAGGCACATTGGACTTTGAGTCATTAGACAGAATTATTTCTTCACACGCTGAAGAAACTGCTGTCGGTGGTGCAGGTTCAAAACACTATAACTGTTGGGCAGCAAGTGCTGACATTAATAGAGATACCAACGCAATGTCCGAATTTGATTGTACTGTAGAATCCGCTGGTGGAGCAATAGGAACAGAAGGTGTTCTTACCGATGATACATTA